ACACTTTTTATATGTCTTTCGACGTCTAAAGAAAATACGCCTCCTAAATCTAAAACATTTTGAAAGTTATAAGAACCGGTCAAACTTGTAGCGGGATTAGTTAATTTTAATTTATTACTCGAAACGGTAGTGTTAGTCTTAGTACCGGCAAAATTTGGGTTTTCTCTTTGAGAAATAATCGTTAATTTATTTCCGAATTGAGGAGAACTAACTACTATTAAAGATTCATTTGTACTAAATCTACCTCCCGTATCGCGAAATTTTAAAGAATAAGTTCCAGTTTTTAAAGGAACTTGTGCTTCCGTAGTCGCTCCTCCAACCGCTTCAATTACGTCGGTAGAATTAGCAAAAGTAGCGCCGGAAGTTTCTTCTGAAAATCTTATATATACTTGACCACCGTATTTAACGTCCAAATCGGTAGTTTGAGTCCACCTTATTCGTGCGTTATTAACATCTATAGGCTCTAAAGTTGCGTTTTGAACATCGGCGGGCGGGGCTGACTTTCCTTGAGCATTGAATGTTAAATTTGCAGGGGTTCCGGAAGGTTGTCCGATTGCGTTATATGCAAAAACTCTAAACTCATATTCTCCAACGTCGGTATTTAGAATATCTACGCTACTATCCGTAGTTTCTATCGTATTAAATTGACCGTTATTAACTCTATATTGAACTCTATATTTAGAAGCGCCCGTAACCGGCTCCCAATCTAAAATAATTTTAGAAACCGCTCTGTTATTAATTTCAATAATTTTTTCTTCGGCTATTAATCCGGTCGGGGGTTGTTTTACCTCCGTTAGGGTTGAAATACTTCTTACCGGTAGAGCCGCGCCATCTTCTACAAAATCATATTTTTCAGAATTATGTTCTAAAGCTGTAATATTATAAGTTCTATCTTCGTTTTCTTTAACGTTAATTACGCGCCATGTCGTTGTAGTAAAGCTCGGTGTTTCTATAATAAAAATAGTTCCGGAATTAGGGTTATTCGAAAAAGCACTCGCTATAGTTAATACTCCGGCGTTATTAGACGTAATATTTCTAGTTTCAAAAGTTCCGTTCGGTAAAAGACAAGTTAATGTCGGAGATGCATCAAGGTTAGGAATATCGGTATTAGCAAAGTCATCTAAAGTAATAGTTGTTCCGCTAGCACTCTTAATCCTACCCCCTCTTCTAACGCCTCCTTTTAAAGAATCCGATATTTCAATTATATGTCCGCATCTTACTAAAACTCCGGCATCTAAGGTAGTTGTAAAAACAACGGTCTCTCCGGCATTTTGTTCATTATATAAAAACCATTTACCAAATCTCGCCGCTTGTCCTCTAGAAGTACAGCCAAAAGCGTTAATATTTTTAATTACTAGACCATATTTATTTTTAGTCGCAGTATCGGCCTCAACGGTTTCTATATCTATGTCTTGGGTAAGAAGATCAAAATAACTTACATTTATTACCGTATGCCTAGTTTTATTACTCGAACCCGAATAAGTAAATCCTTCAGCGGCCACCGTTGCGTTAGTAAAACTATAAATAGGTTCTTGAGGAGAATCTTGACTTATAGAAATACCGCCCGCGTTATAGAAAGGCATAGCCCTCATAGCGGAACATAAATCGTTAATTAAATTAAAAGCATCTTGTCTTTGAGTAATATTTACGTTAAGAGCAAAACGGGGTTCCGTAGTATTAGTATTATTACCATCGTCTACTTGCTCGCCGCAATATTCACTTACCTCTTTAAAAGTAAATTTATTCAATTTAGTTTCGGGTATATTACAGCCATAGCGGTCGTTAGTTAAAACGTCATAAAGAATCCAAGCAGGGTCCGTTGTCCATTCTTTATCGGTTTTAAAAGTTCCGTTAAAAGTTCCGCTATAAGTAATAGAACCGTCGGTCAAACTAACGGTTGCGTTGTGCGGCACCTTCACCTTTATACCTCTTAGTAGATATGTACGATTAGGCACTCTTGGAAATTGCTCGGCTCCTATTCTTAAAGCGGCGTGAGCAGTATTTAAATATCTATTTTGTTGAAAAATAATATCGGTCGCCGAATGAAAACTAAAAGCATTTACAAGTTGCGCGTCTGTACTATCGTCGGTTACTCTTTCTACTCTTATTTGTACGGGAAAAACACTATCGTGTCTAAACTGAATTATATAATCTCGTAAATAAGCATTAGTAGAACGACCTTTAACTGTATCGTTGATTGCAGTTTTCGTATTTCCATCGGCTTCGATAGTTATTACTTTTAAATTTACGCTCGTGCCTTCAATATCTCCATCATCACGAAATCTTTGCAAGCTATTAAATTTAACGGTTACTCTAACGGCATTGATATTCGTATTACTTACCGTATGAGTAACGGGAGTAGAAGTAGTAACCGGCGTTCCTATAGGGTTTTCAGTTTCGATATTTTTTATACCACCTATAAAAGTTTGCGTCGATGTTCCTAACCTAAAGTCAAACCCAACGTTTGAGTAATTAAAATCTGAATCCTCTGGATTAGAAGCTTTAGCTAAAAATTGTGAATCGTTTAAAGTATTTGCGATATTTAATACGGGAGTTTTATTTAAAAAAATATCGGTTTTACAAGCATTTTTATAAGCGGCATTATCACTAGCTATTCCTCTTTTATGAGGAGTAGCAAACCCCGCGATTTCTCCTTCTGAAATAACGTCGACAATCGTATTAAATTGTTTACTAGATAAAGCATCAGAGGGTAAATCTGGGTCATTTAAAACCGTATTTTGGTCAAACTCTTTAATACTCATTAATTAGACCCCTCGACTTGAACGGTATCTATTCCGTTAGATACGGTAATAGAACCAACTAAAATTTCTCCATAAACTAAATTAACCGGAACTCCGGCTTGACTAACGTTAGTAAGGCCCGTGAAAGAATAGTTAGCGGCGAAAGCGGCGGGATCGGCTCTATCCATATTAGATGCGGCACTTACATTATTACTTCTTTGAGGGGTAAGCATATTATTTATTCCGGTTACTAAAAGTTGAGTTCCTATAGTAGAAACTATAGTGCTTAAAATAGTATTTTTAATATAATTTTTAGCTCCCCATTTTATAGCGGCTCCGATAATAAAAGTAAAGAAATTACCGTGAGCTAAAGGAATAATATTTATATCTTCCTCTGTTTGTAAATTTAATAAATCTTCCGTTATTTTTAAATCTCCGCATAAAATTGTATAAGGCTGTAAAGCCATGTGTTTTTCGATACCTTTAAAATTACAATGTAAAAAACTTAGAGCTTCAAACGGACTCTTAACATCGGCTTCTAATACTGAAGAACCTACAAATTTTCTAAGACGTCCATATAATCTAATTTTTCTCATTTTCCGGTTTTATACTAATAATACTTTGCGTCGCGGGGTCTACAAGAAAAAAATCAACATCTAAATAATTACAACTATCTATATCGGTTTTACTAAATTGAAACTCCCCCGTCGGGTGACTATGTACTATTCCTACAATTTCGCCCTTATCTTCAAAAGTTTTCCAATCTATAGGGTCTATAACGAAGCTTAAATCTGGATTATCAAAAGCTAAATTATTACAAGGGCCAAACTTAATTACTCCGTCTTCTTTATATAGAAGGCCGCAACATTCGTTAGGCTCGGATTTTTTAGCGTGTTCAAACGCGGCTTGACTCCAAGAATAAATCATTATCTATTAATAGCTGAAGAAACGGCGGGAAATTCGGCTCGAGTTACTTGTCTAGCCGGAAGTTTAAAATTTTCTTTATCTAAATCCGAAACTAATTCAAAACTTACAGATTCTCTATTTTCTTGACTTTTTCTATCTATTAAAAACTCTTCTCTAGGTAACTCATTTGAATTAGGAGTGCCAAAAGGATTAACTCTAACCCCATTTTCATTTGGAGGAAAATTAGCAACATCTAAGGAAGAAGCAAGAACCGATAATCTAGTTAATTTTGCATTTATTAGATCATTATGAGGTGTAACTCGATTAACTAATATTAATAAATCGGTTACAGATATTACTTCTCCACTTCGGCTAATTCCTCCTAAATTACTCATCAAAAGTTGTGGTCTAGGTATTTGACCTGTCCCCGTAAATTCGTATCCATCGGCTTTTATAGGAAATCTTTGATAAGTATTAGTCTGCCAAATTATATCTGAGTCGCTATCCATACTTGTACCGGCGTGAAATCTATAAATTGTAGGAACGGAACTAGGATTTCCGGTCGGATAATGTAAACCTTCTACTAGTTCTAAAGTAAATAATTCTATAATCGAAGCCGGTGTAAGAGATTGTAATTCTGAATGAGGTATAGCCATTAAGGTTCATTAACCTCCATAAAATTAAGACTATAACTAACTCTATTTTTATAAGGAACGGTTTTTCGTCTATTAGTACAAATAACTTTAATAGCGGTAGATTCATCGACGGGAGTAAAATCAAATTCTTCCATACCGGCGTCAAACCTAGCATTTAAAAAAGTATCTAAAGTATTGGCATCGGTTTTAGATAATTCGTATTTATAGTTAAAACTTCTTAATCTTTTATTAGCCGGTAATCCAAAAACTAAACGTTGCTGATACCCGTCGCCTAATTCGGTTTTGATAAAATCTTGTTTTACATCTTCCGAACTATTATAAGACGGTTTAATGTTCGCGGGAAAAGTGGCCATTACGCTAATAAACCTCCACTTCTTTTTTGTTTTATTAATTCCGATTGTATAGCAATCGCTATCTGCTGTCCAAGTTCATTTCCTTGCGCCGTATTTCCACTTACTTCGCTATTACTAGCGTCAACGTTAACGACGATACTAGTAGAGCCTCCCATAGCACTATTAGGAGTAATATTACCGCTAGCGCGAGGAGTAAAGAGTTCCGGACCGCGTTCACCAACGATATAACTTCCGCCTTGTCTTACCGGTCCGCCGTTAGCTTTAAATAAGCCGCCTAAAAATCCACCTAAAATTCCTTTATTTTTACCTCCGTCTCCAAATACGGCATCTCCTATTCCGCTAAATAAATTACTTAAAGCTCTATCCATTAATTTATTTTTAAGACTATTTAAAACATTACTCATAGCTTCTCCAAAAGTTTGAGTACCGTTTATAGCTCCTTTTATATTTTCTACTAAACCTTGTTCTAAAGTATCACCTAATTCTTTAGAAATATTTACTTGATCTTTAACTTTTGAATTTAAAATTTCTTGACGATCTATTTGATAATCTTTTAATAGTAATTTACTTTTTTCGAGTCTTAAACCTTCATCTTCTATTTCCATCGCGGCTTCCATTTTATTTTGAAATTCAAATTGTCTTTCTAAAAGTTGTCTATCTATATCGTTCTCTTGTTGTTTAATTTGTATTCTTTGCTTTAATAATTTAATACTATTTGCCGCTTTTTCATCTTTCGAACCGGCTTTAAATGTTCTATCCTCTTGCTTTATATCGGGTCCGGAAATAGCAACTCCGGAGGCCGTATCGTATGTATATTCACCAACTTTATAAGTTTTATTTTTTTCCATTAAATCGTTAAATTCGGACATAAATGCCTTACGATCTTTAAGAGCTTTAATTTCTTCTTTAATTTTTTTAATATTTTTGTCTCTAGAAATTCTATCTCTACCGTGAGCGCTTCTAGCTTGTTCTCTAGCTAGTTCTTCTTCTTTTATTTTTATAATCGCTTCGGTTTGAACTTCCGAACCATTTTTAATAGTATCTTGTAATTTTTTTTCGGCGTCGATACGTTTTTTAATATCGTTAACGGCGTAATTTAGGGCTAAACCTACCGCGACTATACCGGCGACTACCGGACCGGCTAAAAGAGTTTTTAGTATTACAAACTTTTTAGTTAAAACCGCTAACGTAACCCCCATAGCTTTTATAGCAGGCGTAACTAAAGTAACGGTAGCCAAAATTGTCGTAAGGCCGGCGGCTACAGATACAAATTCGGGAGGTAAACCATTTACTACTTTTGCTAATACGGTCAAAGCTTGAGTTGAAACTTTAGCGGCGGGTAATAAAGCACTTCCGACCGCTATTTGTAAATTCTCAACCTCGTTTTGTAAATTTTTAAATACTTGCGTAGGGTCGTTTTCTAATATCTTTTTTAAATCTTCCGCTCCGCTAGCTCCTAATTTTCTTAAAGCTCTTATAACTACTTCGCTAGTTAATTTACCTTGAGCGGCTAATTCTTTTAATTCACCGGTAGAAACATTAAGCTCTTCGGCTAAAGGTTTTAATATAAGCGGAACTTGTTCGGAAACCGATCTAAATTCATCTCCGGCTAATCGTCCGGAACCTAAAGCTTGAGCTAATTGCCTAAAAGCATTAGATGCTTCCATCGCGCTCGCGCCTCCTAATTTAGCGGCGGTGTTAAATCCTATAAAAGTGGTCTCT